CTTCGCTGCTCCATTCAATAACAGCGGTATTTTCATCTAAATACTTCATAACTTTAAGTTCCCACAATGAACGATATACTATGTTCGTGGGATCACCTTTATATTTCTTTGGGTATTTCGGAGAGAATTTGCCTTTGTATGCCATATAAATATATAGAATAGTTTTAAGGAAAGAAAAAATGGCAATAGACGTTAATCTTGATGGCAAAATCGATGAAGCAGACCTTACTGCGCCAATAACGGATCGATCTGCCGGTGCTGAACTGTTCAATCCAGATTTTGCTGACCCGACAGGACTAGAACAGTCCCAATATGACTTTAATTTCAAAGTATTTCCCGAAGACCTTACCATGTCTGATAGCGCACACTACATGGTCATTAATATCAATGTTCCTGTTCATATTGGCGGTGCTAGACGTTCAGATTATCCTGTCGGCACAATATTAAGAGACGAATTTTCAAAGGTGGATAATCTCAGATTTAATAGTCAATTAAATGCCACATTTAATCGTGATATTGGTGCTATTGGTGGTGCTACTCAGCGTGAAGCTCTTGCTATTCCAAGATCGACCAGACGAATTGCAGAGTCCATTGCTCTCCATATGCCTAACGGCGGCCTTGTATATACAGAAGATAATAAATATGAAGAAGTGTCTATGACTGCATTGGGTGCTGGTTTGGTACAAGCGGCCGCTAAATTTGCTGGTGATAGCTTTGCTGGTAAAGCATTAAGTCTCGTAGAAGCTATCGGCACAGGTATTTCAAATGGATCGAAACTGGCTGGTTATCCAATTAATCCAAGAGTTGAAGTATTATTTGCCACTAGACCGCAGCGTCAGTGGATGTTTGAAATGTTTTTAGCTCCTAGAACGCCAACCGAAGCTGCCACAGTTAAAACAATCCTCGACACTCTCAGATATCATGCTGCGCCAGAGCTTGGTCCAGGCGGCTTTTGGTTTGTTCCGCCTGCTGAATTTGATATTACATTTTTCAGAAAAGGCGTAGAAAATCGCAATCTACCAAGAATAAATACCTGTGTGTTAGAGCGTATAGACGTGGACTATGCACCACAAAGCGGCGTATATTCGACTTTTAGTGACGGGCGGCCACTGGCTGTTCGTCTAAGTCTTGGTTTCAGAGAAATTGAAATCCTTCACAAGAGAAGAGTATTACAAGGATTCTAATGTCAAACTTTTTCGATAAATTCCCAGTTGTCAGATATACGGTAGATAAGCAATTATTTTCTGAATATGATACTGTTAGAAATATTCTGTTTCGTATTGGTATTATTAAAGAGGTAATGGAGCAGAATATTGATGCATATTACTTTTACACCATTCGTGATTCCGACAAGCCAGAAACACTGGCCGAAAGAGTATATGGTAGTCCAGAAGCTCACTGGATTATTCTTTATGCCAATAACATATACGATCCATATTATGACTGGCCTATGGAAGCCAAAGCATTTGAGAAATATATTGTAAAGAAATATGGTTCTGTGGAGTGGGCAAAGACCAATTATCACCATTACGAAAAGGTAATCAAAAGAGAGAATCCATCACAACAGGTAGTAACCACGACTCGATTTCAAGTAAACGAAAAGATTTTCACAGATGGAATCATTACGATTGCCGAAGCCGAGACGGACTACGGTATTGGTGAAATAGCTTACATTGGCCCATCAAATGAATCGAATACGTTCTCTGGCCAGGTAGTCGGATGGAGTAATTCAAACGGCCAAATCGTTCTAGCCAACACAAGCGGTACAGCCAAGAAAGCTCAGTTTTTAATTGGATCGTCTTCGGCCGCAAATGGCACAGTATTGAAGGTCGATCTACCGACTGCACCGATGGATGCATATAATACACTAACTGATACCACAGACTTTTCCACATACACAGTGGCCGGACGCACGGTATATGAGACTATCTCGCGTGACAGAGTATCATATTATGACTATGAAGACCAATTGAACGAAAATAAAAGAGAAATTAGAATAATACAGCCTAGATATTATCAGCAATTAATTAGCGAATTGGATACTATTACAGGCCAGAGAGTGTTTTCCAGAAGAGCATGAGCGCAGCACCGATACAAGTAGATAATCCAGCGTCATATGATAGGGCAACAACATCATTAGAGGTAATATTTGATGGTGTAAACGATGCCCTTTTCAAAGATTTATCAGTGAAAGAGATATTAATGACCGAAAGTTTGCTCACTCCTGGTTTGCAAACATCGATTAAATTGAACAGCTTTTTTCACAATCCTGTAATTAAAGTCCTGGATAATTTTAAGTCCTCAGTAGCCAATATCAAGGTATACCGACCAATTCTGAGAAGTTTTGGTATGTTGGATATGCTTGAAGTCTCTACTCGTATTTACAGACTGGAAAATAGAAAGCTAATCAATAATAATACCGAAGAATTTGTATTGCAAGGCTGTGATGATACGCTACTGGACGATGCTAGAAATCTGGTATCAAAGTCATGGAAATGTGTTACACCGACATCCATTGTCAATGAGGTGTTGAGAACATGTGTTGGTGCAAAGACAATCGATGCAGAAGCTTCTGGTCCAGCCCGAGATTATATTGCAGAGAATATTCATCCATTCCAGGTAATTAACCAGCAGGCCGATGTGGCACTGGCTGGCGATGACCCATCATTTGTTCACTACATGACATATGAAAACTTCACAATGGGTGATCCACGTGGCACACACCATTTCAGATCATTAAGAAGCTTGACTGCACCAAATAATGGTGTGGCTCGATTTTTCTTTCAGGAGTCTGGCTCTCAGGCTGGCTATGGCCATCCCGAATCAATTATCACTCATAATTTTCCATGTGATTTTGATTATCTCTCAGATATTCTAAATGGTATTGATTTAAACAAAAAGCAGATGGCATCTCTAATTGTTATTAATCCAATGCTGAAAGCACCAAGTTTGCTGGGTAATAAGGCTCCTGGCTGCGGTATGGGCGGTGGTCAGTATATGACTGCTCTTACCAACTTTAATTCAGCCAAAGATCAGGACTCATGTAATACCGACGTTGAATCGCACCTATTAAAGCGCCAGGCTCGTATGAGTTTATTAGAGCAAGACAAGATTACGCTGAGACTTACGGTGCCGTGGAATCCAATTTTACATGCGGGTAATATGATTGAGGTATATATCATCAATAAAGAAACAGAAAAATATGATAATTATGGCTATGGTCTATATTTAATTCATAGCATGACACATAATATAAAAGCTGGCGGCTTCTCAACCACTACAATGGATTGCGTAGCTGATACAGTAGGCGGAGGTATTGTTTAATGGTTGCATATCCAAACGAAAATAAGATTGTTTATGGTGTATGTGTGGGTGGTAATGATGGTGATCCAGATCCAACTCAATCTGGTGGTTGCCGTGTCTATTGCCCGTCAGAATATGGTAAAGATGTAGATATCAAACACTTACCATATTCGCGTACATTAGCGCAGGGTAATCAAGACGGCATTACATCTTTTAATCCACCAGCCGAGCATGGATCTGCTTTAATGTGTATGAAGATGGCTGGACAATCGGGTACCGGTCATTTGGTAATTCTTGGCTCTGTGCCAAACGATATTAATAAAGACTCGACTATTCCTGGTAATAGCAGCATTTGGCCTGCAATTGATAAGGCTATTAAAGACCTAACAAAGATCCGTATTCCACCAAATGTAGGCTCTGGCCCTGCTGGATCTAAGCCACCGCAAGAAAAAGGGCAATATCATAAGCATGAGCTGGTAAAGTACTTGCCCTCTACGGCTACGCTATGGCCCATGAATGGTATTAAAATACCACAGGTGCAGAATATTCCATCTGCGACACAGGCCTTTTCGAGTATACTCACTGGCGACATGCTAAGTATGCTACCAGGTATGAATATGACGCTCGGCTCTTTGATGTCCAGTATGCCGGCTGCATTAAAGAATGAGTTATTTAAGAATATACCGCCAGAAATTGGTGGTGCATTAAATTCCATGTCTGCTCTTATGCAGTCTATGGAAATTGTAGAGGGCGGTGGATTTAATACTGCAACCAAGATTAATCCAGCTGTATATTTTAATAATGCAGCCAATTTAATTTCTAATTCTAGAACAATATATGATCTAGTCGGCAATTTCAATCAATTGCAATATGACACATCATTGTTTGGACTAGACAGTCTACCACCAGTTAGTATGACAATGACTGGTGGGCCATTTGGTGACGTTCCAATTCAGATCGATGCAATGGGTACAATTACGAGCTTGGTACCAGAACCAGTAAAGAAATTGGCTGATGCTTTTGGTTCATTAATGTCAGACGGTGCAGGATTCCCAGGTGTATTTCCTGGTGCTAATATGTTTGGTGGCTCTTCTGGTGTAATGAATGAAATGTTTAGTAGACTACCAAATGCAGAATTAAATAAAGCTGTAACTCAGATGCAGAAGAATGTGGCGCCTGGAACAACAGCGAGAGAACAAGTGAATAAAATAGCCGGCTTAGGCATGACAGGTGCTCGTCTGGCCCTTAGCGCATTATCATGAGGATTAAATAATGTCATCTGAATTTCCGCAATATAAGAAAGATCAAAAGACTACACCGAAAGACTGGAAAGGCCCGCCAGATGCCAGAAGCGTGGATGGTGCCGGCACCTATCCCAATTACCACTCTCAAAAGACTCGATCTGGTCATACCTTTACTATGGATGACAGTGAAGGTGCAGAAAGCATTACATTACAGCACCGCTCTGGTTCTATGTTTCAATGCTTGCCTGATGGTGCAATGCAGTTTGTATCGCATAATGGCCAATATACGTTTGTTTTTGGCGAGAACAGAATCCATATCACTGGCGCATATGATATTACTGTAAACGGTGATTGTTCGTTAAAAGTGGATGGTGATTATAATATGACCGTGCAGGGTAATCATAATACAGTAGTGACTGGCGATATGAATATTACTGCAAAGAATATGAATACGGTTGTGCGTGGTAATATGGATACGTCAGCTAAAAATATGACAACAAAAATTGAAGGATCGACTGAAATTACCACAGAAGGAATGACAAGTATTTCTTCTCATGGTGGTATGTCGTTATCTTCCACGGGCGCGCCCATGTCTATTCTAGCCAAAGGTAATCTGGGGCTTGGTGCGACAGGTAAAACAATGTTCCATGCTGGTGGTGCAATGCATATAAAAACAGATACAAATATGGTTATGTCTTCGAGCGGCACATTTACTATGAAGGGCGGCGGGCAAATGGCTCTAGATGGTGGACCGGAAATACAGTTGAATAATGGTATAGCACAAGACGCCGACAATATGCGAATTAATATGCCTGTCCCAACTAATCCAAATCCTGTAGCAGGCGGCCCAAGATAAGGTAGCATAAATAAAGACATGGTAGATATAGTAGCACGTAAAAGAGATTTTTCCGATTTAGACCTAGACTTCATGCCTCATCCAACAACGGGTGATGTTATGAGGAAAACAGGCATTGACGCAATCAAGAGATCGGTAAGAAATCTTATTCTTACCAATTTTTATGACAGACCGTTTCGTTCATACATTGGTTCAGGCGCTTTAAAATTACTATATGAAAACATGAACCCAATCACAGCCAATTTTCTAAACAATGCTATTCGTGAAGTAGTGGAAAACTACGAACCGCGTGTTAGAGTTGATAATATTGTTGTTGACTTCGATTATGACAATAATGGATATAATGCTTCTTTATTCTTTACCATATTAAATAGAAACGAACCAGTCGTAATCAACCTATTTTTAGAGCGCATTAGATGAGTACAGCCAACACTTCAATGAGAATAGCAGAGCTTGATTTTGACTCAATCAAGAACAATCTAAAGACATATCTTCGTAGCCAGTCAGAGTTCCAGGACTTTGACTTTGAAGGCTCAGGTATGTCCGTTCTGCTGGATCTTCTAGCATACAATACTCACTATATGGGATACTATCTCAATATGGTTGGTAACGAAGCTTTCCTTGATACAGCTCAGTTGCGCGAATCGATGGTATCTATTGGTAAGTTGCTAAACTATGTACCAAGAAGCAGTCAAGGTGCGACTACTAAGATCAATATTACGATTACTCCAGCTCCAGGATCGGAAGATACCTCAGCGCAGGCTTTAACTCTGGACAAGTATACAAGACTACTAGGTAGAGACGTTAATGGCGTAAACTATCCATTTGTTACTCTGTACTCAAATACTGTATCCAAAGTTAGTGGATCATTCTCATATGCGAATGTTAACATCAAGCAAGGTGAAGTTGTTACCAGACAATACATAATGGATGCTCAAAATTCGCGCCGCCGCTTCAAATTGCCATCTGCGAATGTTGACACCTCTACATTGCTTGTATCTGTCCAGGAATCAAGTACGAATACGTTTACAACCGTATATAATCAATACGATGATATTACATTAGTTAGAGGCAATACAGCCGCATACTTTGTTGAGGAAGATACCGATCTAAACTATGTTATCCAGTTCGGTGATAACATTATCGGTAAGTCACCAAAGATTGGTTCTGTTGTCACTATCACATATCTTGATAATGTCGGCGCAGCAGCCAATGCTATCAATGCATTCTCGTTTGTAGACAGAATTGGTAACAAGTATAGCAGCAACGTTTCAGTTTCTCCACTATCTCCTAGCTATGGTGCTATGACAAAGGAAACTGTGGAAGAGATTCGCTTCCGTGCACCATATCACTACACTGTGCAGAACCGCGCAGTTACCAAGAACGATTATGAAAGCATCATTACAAGAGATTTCCAATACATCGATGCCGTGTCATGTTGGGGTGGCGAAGACAATGATCCTGTCGTTTATGGTAAGGTATATCTATCGCTTAAACCAAAGACCAATTACATTCTTACCACATTACAGAAGGAACAGATCAAGGAAAATCTGATTAGAACACGTAATGTAATGACAATTATTCCAGAGATTGTTGATCCAGACTATGAGTACATCACAATGACTGGTAAGGTAACATATAACCCAAGCAAGACCTCGCGCACATCCGAAGAGATCCTAACTCTTGTCAAGGCCGCTGTATCGGATTACAACAGTAAAGAGTTAAAGCGTTTCGACTCTATCTTCCGTAAGTCAAAGTTGCAGAGCTTTATTGAGAGTGCAGAGAGATCAATCACAGGTTCAGACATTCAGGTCTACCTTCAAAAGCGTCAGATTTTAAATCTAGGTGTCAAGGAAAATCTTCGCATCAAGTTTAACGTGCCACTTAGAAAAGGCGACTACATCTCCAAGCTCTACACATTCCCAGAAGCTAAGGTTTTCGATCTTACCAATATTCTAAGAGATGTGTTTGTGGAAGAAGTTCCAGAATCATTTACAGGCATTGAACAGATTGTCGTTGAAAATCCAGGTATGAACTATACGACAACTCCTACAGTTAATATTAGAGGCGATGGTATTGGCGCTTCAGCTATTGCTAAGATCGTTAATGGTAGAGTGTCGACCATCACAATTGTTGACAAAGGAATTAATTATAGTCGAGCCAATATCGTTATCGAAGGTGGCGGTGGTACCGAAGCTGCTGCAACAGCCATTCTAGAAGCTAAAAACGGCACACTCAGAACATTTTATCTAAAATCAAATGGTGAAAAAGTCATCATCAATAACAATGCAGGCACTATCGATTATAACACCGGTGAAATCTTTTTAGAATCATTCAATGCACAGTCATTGGTGCCTAATGATTATTATCCGGCCGATGAGTTGACTTTCAATATTCCAGCCCAAAGTGAAATTATTCCACCTCTAAGAAATCGCATATTAAGCATTGACGAAGGTGATCCGTTTGCAATTCAACTTATCACAGAAGCAGAATAATGGCTAATACGAATATCGGCGTTTCTAATTTCGTATTCTCACAAACTCCTTTCTTTGTAAGGAACGATCATCCCAACTTTGTTCGTTTCATAGAAGCATACTACGAATATCTGGAACAAGAAGGCAAAACTATACAACGTGCAAAAGCTTTTCGTGAGGCTTTGGATGTTGATAAAACAATCGATCTTTATACCGAAAAGCTATATTCTCAGTTTCTAAGTCTTATTCCAGAAAAGACAATAGCAGATAAAGACTTAATCATAAAGCACGTTAAAGACTTTTATAGAGCCAGAGGCACTGAGAAGTCTATTGAGTTCCTTCTGGCTATTCTATATGATCAGGAAACTACTTTCTATTATCCAAAGAAAGATATTCTTAAAGCTTCTGACGGTAAATGGTATCAAGAAAAATCTCTGAAGGTATTTGATCTTCAAATAAACAATACTGCTGATCCTGGCATCTTTACTGCTAAGAACTTCACAGGTAGACAAATTCGCGGTGCCACATCAAATGCTACCGCCACTGTTGAATCTGTTGACGTTTATTATGAAAATGCCGTAGTTGTCAAAGAACTTAAAGTTTCGAATCAGGTTCGTGACTTTATAGCTGGTGAAAAGATTAATGCTTTCTTTGAAGAAGAAGGACAAATCAAGTACATATCAGCCAATGTGTTCTCTGGTATCGTTGTTCGTGTAGATATTAAGAATCGTGGAAATAACTATATCATTGGTGATCAAGCCATAGTTGAAAGTGTCACAGGATCAGGCGCAATTATAGTTGTTTCGGAAGTGTCTAAGGCTGCTATCAAGACAATCTCGCCCACAGATGGCGGCGCCGGTTTCCAAAATACAAATCTTATTATTGTTTCCAGTACACAGGGATTTGGTGCTAATGCTTATGTGTCTCTTGTTAACGCAGATGAAAGCGTCCATCCAAACTCATACAATATTGCCATTTCCTTAATATCAACAGAAGCGAATAGCATAATTGGTAATACATCTGCAAATCCATATGAAACATTTGCATATTACAATTTAAGTCCGGTCTACGTAACTTCCGGTCCAAACACATCAAATATGATAGCCAATACCATATCTGGTACCCTCGTCGGTCAACTATACTTCAACCGAAAAATTGCCAATTCAAACGTATTTTTCCAGACAGGCGATTCGTTAAATGTATATAACACGTTAACTTCGAATAGTTATGTTCTGAGGATCACATCGAATACAGTCAATACGACAAATATTCAGTTTACTCCTCAGATATCAGGCAATCTGACATTTGAAAGAGTTGTGGTACTTAAAGCACCATATTCAGCTTGGTCTAACTTGACAATTAGCTGCGGTGTAGGTGCGTCCGTTGCAACAATCAATCTATCTGCACGTAAGGCTAACTCTAACGTATTCTTTGAGACATTTGATAACATCTTCTGTTTCGGTACAAATGTCACAATCATATCATCCAATAGCATAACAAATCAGTTGATCGTTAATCCTGGTCTACCTGGTCCGTTAACCAATCAACCGTTCCAAGTTATCAAGAAGTCAAGTATACAGACAACTCTGGCTAATTCTTTATCATTCTTTACATATGCAAACACCGGACCAATTCAGAGAATTATTGTTCTGGCCGGCGGAGAAAACTATACTGGTAGTACAACTCTAACAGCAGAAGCTAATAATAGAGTTAAGAATTTAGGTATTATTGGTAAACTTTCAATTGTTCGTCCAGGTTCCGGATATGTGGTAAACGATGAAATTGAAATAATCAATAGACCTTATGCTACATTTAGTGCTGGTACGGGCGGCCGCGGATATGTGTCTTCGGTAAATGCCACTGGTGCTATTACAGGTGTTAGACTGAAACAAGCTTTCCCTGGACAATATATCGGTGGTTCGGGTTATAGCATATATGAATTGCCAACGGCTAATATTATTACCTCAACTGGTGTTGGAGGAAATGTTGCTGTTGTTGCCACTTTGGGTGAAGGTGAAGTTCTGATAAGCACTTCGGATGATATTGGTGCTATTCTATCTCTAACAATTCTATCTGGTGGTTCAGGATACAAAACACCTCCTGTTATCAATTTGAGAGCTAATGGATCCGGAACTGCCCAAGTTGAGTCAACAATCGTTGAGGGCGTATTCACATATCCAGGACGCTATTTAAATGATGATGGTCATCTAAGCAGCTATAACTTCCTGCAAGATGGTAAGTATTACCATAACTATTCTTATGTTGTAAAGATTAGACAGGCTATCAATGGATATAGAAGGGCTCTCAAAGATTTAGTCCATCCATCAGGTATGAGCTTGTTCGGTGAATATACCGATATCGACAATGGACAAACAATGAATGTCCAAGTCCGCACAGTCAACGTGACAAATAAGATTGTTTACAGTCTAGCCAGATATGTTGCAAATGTTGTGAATATCAATATATCAGCCAACACTATTACTAGCAACGTTAGAATAATCAAGGCAAACAATGGCATCGCTAATGGAAGTATTATCTACTTAGAATTCCAATCAGGAGATACTATAAATATAGCGAACGGAATATTTGTGACTTCTCGCGCTAATGGAAACGTGTTTACAGTAACTCAGACGGCTAACACACTAATTTCTAATCTAGCTAACACTTCGGGTAACGTTTATTATGGAATTATGGAATAAAGGTAAAAAATGGTAGTCTCTGTTTATTCAAAAAATCTCAACATCTTTAATGCTGAACAATTCAAAGAATCTGCTTCTGAAACATCTAACAGCAGCCTATACTTCACTGTAGGCAAAGTAGAGCCTTGGCCAAATGATGCCGCTCCACAACAGGCCAATAGTTCCATTACCTCTTTATACGAAGTCTACCGAAATATGATTGGCGCTAAACGTATTACCGGTAATGACATGTATCACTGCATTCCAAGAATAGACTGGACAGAAGGTACTATTTACGATAGATACGATCACTGCACATGTTCTCTAATTCTATTCAATCCAAATACTCAGTTCTATATTGTAACACCAAATTGGGATGTTTACAAGTGTATCTCGAATAATACGGGCGCGCCGTCACAGAACGTTCCTATTCAGAAGATCACAACAGGCACGGTACAAGAAGCCGATGGTTATATTTGGAAATATATGTATACAGTAACACCAGCCGAACAACTTAGATTTACAACAGACGCTTTTATTCCTGTGAAAACTTTGGCCAATGATGATGGTTCTTTACAGTGGGATGTTCAAGATAATGCAATCGATGGTGGTTTAGAATTCATTCAAGTTGTTGATGGTGGTGTAGACTTTAAAGATAATACAAAAATTTGGTTATCAATTGTTGGTGACGGCAGTGGCGCGAACGCTTTTGCTCAAACAAACGCAATGACTAATACAATAAGTTCAATTGTAATTGATAGACCAGGAACAGGATATACTTACGCAAATGTTCAAGCTTATGACGATTCGAGTTTTGGTTTTGGAGCTTCACTGAGAGCAGTCATTAGTCCTCCGGGTGGTCATGGATCGGATCCTTTGCGTGAACTTGGCGGCAGCAACTTGATGCTTAACGTTAGATTGCGTTATGATGAAAACGAAAAGTTACCAGTAACAAACGACTTTAGGCAGATTTCTATCATAAAAGATCCTATCATCTTTGGAACAAACAGACTTATTAAATCCAACACCGCATTCTCTCAGTTAACGACATTGACACTATCGGCTGTTGGCAGTCAGAATTATATTGAAGACGAAGTTGTATATCAGGGCGTTCCGCCAAGCACGACATTTACCGGTATTGTTGTAGCTTGGAATGGATCAAATCAGTTGAAATTGGCCAACACGACAGGATCAATTCAGGCTGCTTCTCTAACAGGAGCAATGTCCGGAGCAACAGGAACGGTTTCTGTTCCTATAACACTTCCAGAAGTGCAACCGTATTCAGGACAACTTTTATATATAGATAATATTGAGCCTGTTACAAGGGCTTCCGACCAAATCGAAGATTTCAAAATAGTATTAAAGTTTTAGGGCATAGATAAAAATGGCAAAAGCAAACGTTGCAAATACGCTGGTGGTTCCAACAGAAACAACCGTGTTTCCGTATTATGATGACTTTAATGAAGAGAAGAACTTCTATCGTGTTCTCTTTAGACCTGGCTATGCTGTACAAGCCCGTGAACTTACTCAGCTACAAACTATTTTGCAAAGCCAGATTGAAAGATTTGGTAAGCACATCTTTGAAAATGGTTCACTGGTTATTGGTGGAGAAGTTGAGTATAATAATACTGGCTATCAGACGTTAAATCTAAGTCCTACTTATGCCAATACTACAATCGATGTTAATGCTTTTGTTGATAATTTTATCGTATCTACAGATGAAGCCAATACTGTTCAGTTCAGAGTTATCAAAGCTGAAGCTGCGACAGAAGATCAGCCACCGCTCCTACACGGTAAGTTTTTATCAGGCACTTTCTTCTCTTCTGTTGAGACAAGCACATTTGTTATAAAAGATGGAACAACTTTTGCAAATACAGCATCCTCTGATGTTCATACAGGAACATCTTTCGTATCGATAAAAGATAGTATCTTCTTCTATAATGGATATTTTATAAAGGTACCAGCACAATCTGTGGTGGTTTCCAAGTTTGGCGCACTAGCTAATTGTAGCGTTGGTTTAC